CCGAGCGTATGCCCGCAGTCGGGCATATGCGCTGATCTCGCCTGCCTTGCTGCGACCGGCCACAATCAGTTCCCGACACATGCCCGCGCGCGCGCGCGGCGTACGGCACACTGGCATCGAGACCCCAAGGGTTTCATCGACCAGGCAGTGCTTGAGTACCAAGCACTCGAACGCCGGGCGGCGCGCATCGGCTACGCGGCCGCCGGTAGGCCGAACTTGTTGAGCGATCTGCCCGGCATGGCCCGCGCGATTGCCAGGCGGGTCGAGGGGGTGCGCTTCTACGATTACACGAAAATCGTCGAAGCGGCCACGGCCCGACGCGGCCCGGTCCACCTCACCTATTCGGTCTCAGAGCGCTCGACAGCGGCCGACGTGCGCGCGGTTTTCGCGCGCGGCCGGAATTGCGCGGCCGTGGTATCGGACATAGCGAAGGGCGAACCCGTCCCGCGCACCTTCACGCACTTTGGGGTCACCTGGCCGACGATCGACGGCGACCTGCACGATCTGCGGTTCCTTGACGAGCCTCGACACTGGGTCATCCTGCGGTGGAAAGGCTCGCGCGCGAGGCGCGATCTCGCGACGGCCGCCGGATGGGCTCTGCCGATGCTCCAGGTGAGCGCATGAACCGCCGTAAAAGTCGCGACGGTATCGGCTTCGAGCTGTTGTTTATGGTGGCGTGTGGCCTCCTGTGGGCTGCAATGGGCTTGGGCGCGTGTGGCTTCTTCGATCGCATTAACTAGCACCAACGCGGCCCGGCAGCGTGCCGGGTCGCCTTTCAAAGGAGCACTATGAGTTACTCAATGAAGGCGAAAGACGGCACCGTGGTGTATATTCCCGAGGATCACATATCGGGCTTCGGGATCGACGACGTCGGCTACTGCGCCAACTGTGGCGAGGAGCGATATGGCACCGAACCGGACGCCCGGCGCTACCCGTGCGAAGCTTGCGGCGCGCGGGCGGTCTATGGCGCCCAGGAGCTGCTGCTGGAAGGCGTCATAGAGTAATCGCACCCCGACGCGGCCCGGTACGCTACCGGGTCGCCCCCTAACCCGCGCCTCATACAGGGGAAGGACGACACCCGGCCAGCCGAGGGGGGAGACATGAGTAACCAGACAGGGACGCCACACCCGCTGCGGAAACTGGCGAAGGAATGGCTAGAGGACGCCAGTTTCGATGCCCATTACTGGACTGACTCATCACGCCAGAAACGGGAATGCGCTGAGGAGTTGTTTACGGCCCTCGATACGCTAGAGGCCGAGCGCCGCCGCCGCCCCGACGCCCCGCCGCCGGTCGAGGGAGGCCGGCACGTTCGCGAGAATGGACGGGCAACTCGCACAGCTGTGTTTTCTCGGCGAAATCTCGACGAAAAGTAGCCAATGGACGGGCGAATGGGCGGGCGAATGGACGGGCGCTTGCGCCGCGTCTGCAACTGTGGTAAACATAAGGATGCGGGTGGTCACTCACCCGCGAACTCGCCAAGCTGCTGGTAACAGCCGGCGAGGGATACGTAGTATACCAGCGCACGACTCTTGGCGCGGGGTTCGGACAAGCCGACGACCGTCTCAAGCAGTTGCACAATTTCGGGAGACCGACGATCGCGGTCCAGGTGGGCACATCTCGCGTGATGTGAATCAGAATTGTGTGGCTGATGGTGATCACTCGACACGCGACACGACCGACCGACGGCACATGGCTTTGGCCAGTCCGAGATGACTGGGCCAGTACTCAGAGACGTTCTGGATATGCCAGAGGGAGGGAGAGAGCGGGCAGAGGGGTTGAGGGGTAGGTATGTACAGAGAAGGGGGCAACGTGGATTTACGGACAGGTGACAAGATCGTATACACCAACGAGGGCAGCACCATCGGGCCTGATCGCCGCTGGAGCGATCAATATCTCCCGCAAATACGCGCGATCGTCGGACCCCGGCTACTAGTGCCCTCCTCGCTGGAACGCGATCGGAATGAGGGCGCGGACCTGGTCGTTCTGACCGGCCGCAACGTCACCATCGCGTGCCGGCTGCGTAGGCACGGGTATGCCACGCGCTACCCGAACCAATTCACCGTTCGCAGCCATCGAGATTCGGGGATGGCGACCGAGCTGGCAAAGATTCGGGAGGGATGGGGTGACTGGATGTTGTACGGCCACGAGGCCAAAAACAAAACCGATATTTGCCCCTGGTGGTTGCTTGATTTGAACGTGTTTCGAGCACTGCTCACGGAAAATGAGGCCCGAACGGTTCCTTACGCGCTCTGCGACGAGGCGGTATCGAACTTCGACGGCACTTATTTTAACGCTTATCACCTTGACCGCTTCCCCGCTAACAGGGGCCTCATCATCGCGTGGCGCTCATAAGTGTTGCGTCATATGTGCAGACCAGCTACACTTGTGTGAATGCAGCACGATTGGCCAGCACAAAACATTATCCATTTTCGTAGAGGCATTTTGCGGGTAAATGTCGAAAAGTTTGCCGAACATTGGCAGCGTGAGGATGGTCGCTCGATCACCGGACGCTCGATTCAAGCATACGAGCAAAATCAACGCCGGCCCAGCCTCTATGTCAGGCAGGCCATGTCTCGCGCCCTATACAGGCTAGGTAAAAAAGGGGTGGACGTCACAATGCCTATTGACAATCAAGTCTCACTTCTGTAGTATCACGATTAGCCCGATACACGGGCACCACCGCCGAGGAGGCGCGAAATATGGCACATTCTAACAACGGCCCGGATCCCGCTCCCGCCCCGAAATCTCAAGTACTACTCGATTACAACGCGGCCTGTGCGATTCAAGGGATTGCTGACACGGCGAACGCGCTGGCACTTGAATACACCGATGGATTCAACACGCGGCCCCGCAACCGGCGCAGGGCCGACTTGTGGAAGGATTTGAGGTCAGCGCTGACCTCGTATTCAACCGTTGTCGGTCCCGCTGTGTCCACGCGCATCCACCGTCAGCACTGCGGCCATGCCCTGGGCACGAAGGTGACGCCATGATTCTGCGCGTGACACTCCCAGGGGCACTCTATCGCCTGTCGCTTGATGCCTGCGGCGGTAAGAATGCCACGCTTAACATGGCGATTTGCCGACTCCTGGAGCACCCGGACTGGCTTGAGCAGACGGTTGATGCTATAGCCGAAGACGCCGCAGCGACTCAAGTTGGGAGGACAGCATGAATACATCACCAGAAATAAATGAAATCGCCACGGCACTCAGCGCCGCGCAGTATGAATTCTCAAAGGCCAAGAAGGGATCGCTCAATCCAGCGTTCAAGAGCTATTACGCTGACCTCGCCGCCGTGATCGACGCCGTGCGCGAGCCGCTCGCGAAATTTAAGCTGGCCGTAGTGCAGGAAGGCACGGGCGATCGGGACCGGCAGGAGGTGAACGTTCTCACCCGGATTACCCACGGGTCCGGGCAATGGATCGAAACGGGACCGCTTACTATCCCGGTCACGAAAATGGACGCATTCGGCTACGGGTCCGCGTACACGTATGCAAAACGATACGCGCTTCTCGCGGCACTGAATCTGGCGAATGAAGATGATGACGGGGTCGCGGCCGTGGGAAACACCCGCCCCGCCGCCCCCCTCCCGGTGGTGCCTGCGGGATTCGATGCGTGGCTTGTGGGCCTGCCGACGGATGCCGACAAAGGCGAGACGGCGCTCAAGGCCGCGTGGACGAAAGCGCCGAAAACATTTCGGGCGCATTTAACCTCCCATCATCCAAGGCATTGGGCGAACTTAAAGCTGTCGGCGGCGTCGGTAAAAGCAAAAAAACCAGCATGATTTTGCACTACATGTCACAACGCTCGGATGAGTGGTTCGCGGTACGAGTCGGGAAACTTACGGCGTCGGCGGCAGACAAAATGCTTGCGCGGACCAAGACTGGGCCATCAGCCCAGCGGCATGACCTGCTAATGCGATTGGCTTGTGAGGCGCTTACGGGGATGTCCTGTGAAACACCATTCGTACCGAATGCGGCCGTAAGCAGGGGCGTCGATTGCGAACCAGCCGCTATCTTGGCCTATGAGGCGCTCACGGGCCTTGTCGTGCATCAAATAGGGTTCCTGGAGGCAGAGGCATGATTGGCGCCGGCTGTAGCCCTGACGGCATCGTTGTGGACGCAGATGGGCGTCGAGGCTTAATCGAGGTCAAGTGTCCCAGTAGTAAAGTGCATATCGGCTATCTTCGAGCCGGGGTGTTGCCGCCCGCCTACCAGGCCCAGGTGACGCATGCACTGTGGGTTGCTGGCCCTGAGGATGGGCAATTTGTGGATTTCTTTAGTTTCGATGATCGGTTGCCCGAAGGTTTGCAGACATTCCTGGTGCGGGAATGGCGGGATGAAGAGAAGATGCGAGTACACGGGGAAGCCGTGGCGCTCTTCATGGCTGAGGTGGAAACAGAAATTGCGGCGCTACTCGCGCTGCGGGAGCAAGCGTAATGGCAGAGAAGGTATATCTGAAGTGCAGCGCGAAGAAGAAGAACTTTGATAACGGCGGCAGTATTCTCAATATTGGCATCAAGGCTGAGTCCTTGACCGCGTTTATCGCGGAACACACCAATGAGCGCGGGTATCTCAACTTGACGGTGCAGGAGAGACGGGAGGTCGGACAGTATGGGGACACGCATTCGGTGTCGCTTGATACCTGGGATCCCGCCGGTCCAAAGATAAAGCCCGTGGACGCATCAGATATTCCGTTTTGATGTGGGTGGTGCAATGGATTTCATCCGCTGGATGTTCTCTCGCCCGCGCACTAATCGGACGGCCGGTCCGACTGAGCGTCCTGGGGCGCGTGTCACCCCTCTGGCTACGCGGGCAGCACCAGTTAGTCCGCAACGAATTTCACGGCGTGAGCTGGAAATGGCCGTTGACGACCAAAGCCCGTACGGGCACTCGCAGGCTTTGTGGCGAAAAAAATAACGCCAGCGCCGACGCCTGAACAGGTCGCTGATTATGATGAACGAGCCGCAATCCTGGAATACGACGCGGGATTATCTCGCGAGGAGGCAGAACGATGGGCGGCACATTGGTGTTTAGGACGACCCCTTCTCCAGTCGAGGTTGTGGGAGCGACTGAGGACGGGTTCGATACATTCTGGCAAACCTATCCCAGGCGACAGGCCCGTAAAGACGCGCTAAAGGCGTGGCGACAGTTGCGCCCCAGCGCCGAGGTGCAACAGGCGATCCTCGACGCCTTGCAGTGGCAGGTACCAGCATGGCCCGATCCTGCCTACACCCCGCTCCCGGCGACGTACCTGCGCGGGGAACGGTGGACAGACGAGCCGCTGGCCGTGGCTGACAAGATCGACACGCGGCTGCCGGCATGGGCGCAGGCGGCGATCACGGCGAGGTCGCGATGACTGAGACCTTCTTCAACCAACAGATGTCGAGGCTTATTGGATTGCGCTTTGTTCCCGGTGAGATGACGACACATTGGGAAGCGCTGCAAGACCTTCCCGAGGAGGTGTTGTCTCGCGCAGTGGCGCACGCAGGGCGCACCCGAGTGGATTTTCCTACCCCTTATCAGTTACGGCAAGACGCAGACATGAGTGGCACGGCCACGTTCGTCAGTGAGCTAGACCGCTCTGTCGATCTTGACCATCCGTTCAGTGTGGATATTCCTCAGACGCAGTCGTCTGTCCGCATCACGCGCGAGTGGACGTATTACTGCGAACAGTGTTCTGACGGGGGATGGCGCAGCTGGTGGTGCGGTGATCCATCACAGAAGAAATCATGGGTGCAGCATCAGTCCTGTGATACCCCTAACGATCATGCGAGCCATGAATGGGTTGAGCACTGTGTGTGTTACTCCAGCAACCCGGCGCTTGTCAGGAAACGCACCGCGCAGGAGCAGTATGCGATGCGTGAAACGACTCGCACGAGGGCGTAACGAGTTAACGAAGTTTTTTAACGGAACGGACACCTGATATGAGAGCCACTGGAGACGGGGTGCGAGAGATGATCGGACTGAGCCGACGGATGAGTCCAGAGGAACGTCTCGCTGGGGCGGTGATCTTGCGGGCTATTCAGGATTGTGCTCGCATGTATCGTCGCCACCAACCGACTGAGTCGCCAGTGAATCGCACGCCCGAGACACAGAGCTCGGCACCTTCAGCACGGTTTGCGACCTGGCCGCCAACACGCGGTGG